AAAATAGCCTAAATGAATTTGTTTATAATTAACTTTAACGTAAGCCACGTACTTATTATTAGCCTTAGAAAAGCATACGCCAGTATGCCCAGTAGTGTTATTAGAAGACATACTCATATTTCTAATGTTTTCTCTCTGAGTAGCTATGCGTAGGTTTTTTATCCTGTTGTCAGTTTTTACATGATTGATATGGTCTAAACCGTCTTTTGGAAACTCTCCGTATTCGTACAGCCACGCTAACCGGTGAGCAAGATACACATAGAACTTGGCTTCAGACAGGGTAAAACCTATTGAGGAATAGCCTGTCAAAGCGTTAGTATTACCAGCCACTTTACCACGCATTTTGTATCCGTTTGATTTGACATCAAGCCAAGTAAATACACCAGTATCCTTGTCGTAGTGTAATTTCTCCTTTAATAGTTCTTGAGTAAGTGCCAATTCCTTATCTTTATTTATTGCTACCATTGTTTAGTTGCCTCTAAGTAAGTTACCGTTGGCTCATCAAAGTATACGTCAGCATTGTATTGTTGACCGTACTCCCTGTCAAACAGCATGTAGAATTTGCTCATGTTCTTTTCTTCTTCTGGACAATCATCAGTCCTGTCCCTACTAATGGCATGGCCGTAGTGAAACCATTTTTCCATAGCTCTACTGCCAGTAAACTCCGAACTAAATACCTTAGCTCCTGCCTCATGAGGTTTAGCACCTTTAGGCTTAGGGTTTACGTGGCTGTAACAGAATATAGTAATAGGGTAGAGGTTCACAAGGTCAGCCATGTCCGTACAAATTTCATTCAGTTTGTCATTGGCCTCACTTGCAGCAAACCTACTGATTAATGCGGTCAATGGGTCAATGATAAAAATGTTGATGTTATCAATAAGGTGCATTTCCTCAATCGCTATCCGTATGTCCTCCCACTCCCTACTAGCACCCCTGTCATAGAATCTAACCTTACCGTCCATAGACACCAATGTATCGTGTAGTAGCTGGTCTTCGTATTCCTTATCTGGCCGAGTAAAATCTAGTCTAGCCTCTTTACTAGCCAGCTTCTTAGCTGTACGTACTGGGCTATTCTCTAGGTCAAACATACCGACCTTAGTCTTCTCTTGGTAGATGAGGTGGTGAACTAACTGATGTTCGTGGTCAGTCTTACCAATCTTAGGGGCAGCACCTACTACGTGAATTGTGTGTGGCCTAATCCCGAAGGTTGCTTTGGTGACAGTAGGCCACGGAAAACTAATGCCCATCTGTGGGCGTTCCATAGCCTTAACGATAATATCCTTAACGTCTACCACTTCACCCTGTCTAACGTATTCAGAGTCCCACACACAGGACAGGTACAATTCATTGCCCTTGTCATTAAGTAGCATGTCATTAGCGTCCTTCTCGGATAACTTAGCCACCTTAAATCTAGGGAATGTGCGTAGTACTTCCTTTACCGCTCTCTTGCCAGCGTCATCCGAATCAAAGCATAGGATAACCTCATCAAATCCTTCTATGAACTCACGGTTTGCTACAATATCCTTGACCGCAGAACTAGCACCGCGTGTAAGAGATACAATGGCTGGCTCTTTGGACAGGTATTTCTTGGGCATATTGTCCACTATGGCTTGATGTAATGACATAGCGTCCAGGCGACCCTCAGTTATAAATAACTTTTTACCCTTAACTGCATTGTGCTGATTCCATAAATCAAAATCCCCCTTCCTGTCACCAACAGCCGTAAAGGATTTGGTAGCACACTCTCTGGCTTCGTAGCCTATCAGCTCACCATTGCGGTGGTCTGGATAGTAGTGGTGCGTGATTGTCTCTCCGTCCACTTCACTTACTGCTACCTTAACGCCAAACTTCGCTACAATATCCTTGCGTAGACCACGGTCTTTAATCGCTAGGGTAGGCAAGCTATTAACGTCTTCCATCTTCATCTTACTATCCACCTTAATTTGGTTAATCGGTACTACGTTACCACCATCATTCATGGGGTCATAGGTCTCACAGGCATAGCACCACGAATCGAAGGAACCGTCCTCTTGTACGTAGACCTGATTACCGTCCCCACTACCACAGTTAGAACACGTAGTCTTATAAGCGCACGTACCCTTAGTCTGATGTTGTTTTTTATTCATACTACTCGAACCGCGTAAAGGTTTCTGTAACACTATCATCAGCGTAATCATACGCCAGTAGGTACAGGTACTCACCTAGAGCCGCATAGTTTTTCATGTCCCCACTGTTATGGTGGATTAATTTTAGTATGTCTTTAAGGTCTTGAGAGCGTTCCTTGTACCCGTCATTGACCTGCGTAGCGTTGAACAAAACGTCCTGAAAATCATCTTCTATCATATCTTCAACTAGGTCTAGCATATGAGACTCCTCATCATCCGTATAGAATTTAGATTGATATTCGTCCTGCCATAAATCACTTGGTTCTCTCATTGTTCTAACCTCACTCTTAATTCGTGTAAGAATTTCTCTATGCCATGCCGAGAAATATATTCCTCAGCTTCAGCCAAACACCAGTGCAACTGGTAGTCGTCTTTGGCTTGCTGGTCTAGTGTTTCGAACTCATTACCAAAATCATCTTGTGCCATTGTAAGTATCCTCTATTGGGTCATAGATAAATAATTCACCGCCTTTAGCAATCCGAACAACGTTAGGTTGCTGGCAACGGTACGTAGTAATAATCCAATTATCACCTAACGGTGCCATCTGTGCAACTGCATGTTCTAAAGCCTGCGTTTTATTCTTAAACTTATCGTCCTCGAATGAGACAATATGGCCGTTTTGCATTTCAACGTCACACCAAAACTTATGTTGGTCAGCGTAGTTACGTTTTTCTTTAGTCATCTTTTAATGCGTCCACTGTGTTTTGATTGTCCGAAACGTGGTCAACTAACCATGACATATACACCTCGGCCTTCCTTAAATCCTCCAGGCCGTTCTTATGCCGATAACGAGATACGTACTTAATCACATTGCCTAATAGGTAGCCCTCGTATTGCTCACTGGACATGGTTAATTCCATATACTCGATAGGTTGAACAGCTTGTTTTGTGTAGTGCTGTTGGTTTTTTACGTCTTTATACTCCATATTTTCTCCTTTGTTAAGTTTGGGGGCTTGTTTGCCGTATACTTTAGCCGAAAAATCAGCTAAAATAAAATTTAATTTTCAATCTCACCCTCATTATATATCGTACTATCTACCACCATATCGGTATGCAACGGTTCAATATCGTTTACCGACACAAAACATACAGAACATAAATCCACGAAACCACCTTCCAACTCATGTCCTACACCATACTTACGGGTTGACTCATAGTCCGTAAGCAATACGTCACACGCAATACAGCGCACTAGTAGCTTTGCTCCAACTGTTGAGCCTGTAAAACTAACTCCGCCTCGGCGTTAGCTATACTGTATTCACGCTCTAATCTTTGTTGCGCCTCACTTGTTGGGTGTACCAACATCTGCTGCATGGCACAATAGATTGCATAGTCAGCGGCAATCTGTGACCGCTTTAAGTCTTCTTCCGTTGTTACTTTACTCATTATTAGACCTCACTTTGTCTATGTTTTCGTTAATAGCCTGTACCATTATAGCACGTGTTAGCTCGTCCAGTACTAAAATTCTGTCCATATAATCCAGCGCATCTTGTTTAGTTTTGTTAAAGTCCAAAGCCCAATTAGACAACATTTTCGCAATATCTTTGTATGCGTTGTCGTTCATCAAATTACCCCCTTTTAATTATTTAATATTTTTTAATATATGGCTAATAATATCAGCAGTCCACCCATTGCCAAGCATCTTGTAGCGTTGAGTATTTGACACACCTTCAGTGTAATTGTCTGGAACTGTTTGCAATCGTTCGCACTCTACTGGTGTTAATTTGCGGTAATCAGTAAGCATATTATTATTAAACACCAATTGCCGTCTATGCTTTTCAAAATACGATTTTAAATTACCACCTTTAAAGTAATTAGCGTCAATACAATGTGATTTATCCCGGTCTACAAAACCATCATCAATGATGTCCGCGAGAATAATACCTTTATCATCTGGTTGAGTGACATTTGGAATGTTAGTCCAATACAGCCGCACTCTATTCTGCGCAGACAATAAGCTACTATTGATTTTAACAGGCTTAACTCCAAGCTGTTCGCTTATGACATCCTGATACTCTTGCTTCATTCGGACGTTCTCTAGTAAGAAGTACGTAGGCTTGGTTTCTTTCAAAAGCCTGACGAACTCAAAGAACAAAGCAGATTGAGGATTATCAAAATTTAATTGCTTACCAGCGAATGAAAAACCCTGACATGGTGAGCCACCAATTAGCAAATCAATCTTAGGCAAGTCAGCAGCACTAACTTGCGTGATGTCACCTATGTGTTTTGTGCCTGGGTAATTTTTCTTAGCAATAGTGATTGCATATTTATCTACTTCGCTAGCGTAGTAATTATCTACTTGAATAGCCGCACGTTCTAAAGCAATGCGACCGCATGACATACCGTCAAATAAACTTAATACATTCATAGTTCTGAGACCTCCTGAGAGACCGTGTAACCCATCTTCTTGATTAGGTCTATGGTATCCCTGGTCAAAGTCTTATGACCGCTAATACGGGCGAATGCTTTAGCCGTGTTACAAACTGGGTAGATGTATTCTCGGCCGTAGTTTGTTGCAATCTTCACTGTGATATTCATTATAACCCCCTTTTGTTCTGGTTGTTGCTTCTCTTTGTTCTACGTTAATATATGCCTTAGTTATTATACCTCATTACCCCAAGCGTCCCAGCCGTCTACTTCTTGCCTTGCGAATAGCTCTATTTTTGGTAAATCTCCAAAGAGCTGTTCTATCCTATTTTTTACTTCCTGGGGTTTCTGGCTATGTTTTGTTCTTTCAGCTATCACAAGGGACTCAATGTTGTTGGCTTTTTTGTACTTCGACATAGCACCCTTCACACCAAGTAAACAAATCTCACTGCTTTTCATAGTCCAGGGCGCAACATTTTTACAGTAATTGCCTTTTGACGTAGTTTTAACCCAGTTGAAAGCAATCGTCTTGTATTTAAAACCCCACGCTTTATATACTTCTAATGCCTCGTCTAGGTGCGAGTCCGTCACCCACATAAAGCATACAGCGTCATTTTCAGTTATATTTCTTACTGGTAAATCTTTGATTTCCTGCAAAGACATTGTTTCATAATGTTTACTCAAGGGTACACTTTCACGGCCCGTAGAATTATTTACCCGTGACCTACTGCCATAATGCCAAGGTGGGTCTGCATATATAATGTTGTATTTTTTATTAGGAAATGGAATCATATTGTATTGCCTCGTTTTTGTTCGTTTATTGTAGTCATTATAAACCCCCTAAAATATAGATATAAGCACAAGCCACCAAAATACAGCCTAAGAATGAAAGCCCTGCTAGTATTGCCTCTAGCCATGTCTCTTCCTGGTGTGGTTCGCTACCGTGAACGTAGTCATGTTTAATTACTTGCATTTTTTAATCTCCTATTATTATTGTTTATAAGCTATAATTTCAATGCAATCATAGCATAGTTTCGTTACCTCGCATTGAGTAAACCTCGCAGGCTCTTCGCAATTGCGTACTGTTATATATTCTACACCCTCATCTTCTAGCCATTTATCAATAGCTAATTCTTCATTATATAAGCCAGAATAATCACCATTAATTATAGCAACCGCTATATCTCTCGATATTGTAAATTGTTTGCTTCTCATTTTTTAACCTCTTTCTTTTGGTCTTTAAGTCTTGCATTAAAAACTCTGGCGGCTGCGATGTCTTTAAACCACAGGTAGGTTATCATATCGTCTACATTTCGCCACGTGGTCAAGTGCTTAGTGCTTTCGTCCGATAGTAGCCATTGTGTGGGGCTTGCTTCCCATGCGTGCCAGTCGTTGTACTTTGCTGTTTTTGTTTCCATTTTAATTATTCTCCTTTTATGATTTCGTTAATAAAATCTTGTTCAACTTCCTCAACTGGTGCAAACACACCAACTAACCATTTATTTACGTGTTTAGTAGTCGTAGGTGACCATTTTTTACTAGTCTTTACATACCG